CTATAGACATTGTTACTTTTAATATTAAGACAAAAGAGTATACTAATTATGATGTTAAGTCTGTATCATATAGGAAAAACAAAAGTTGTTTTAATAAAAAAGGAGATAAAATTAATAGATCTCCTAGTAAAAAACAAAAAGATTTAAAAGTAAAATTATTATATGTACATGAAGATGGAGCTATTCAATGAAACTTTCAGCTAATTTTGATTTATCAGAACTGACCAAATCTCAGATTGCGGAAAGAAAAGGTTTACCTAATAACCCTTCCCCTGGTCATATTGATAACTTAAAGAAACTATGTGTTAATGTACTACAACCTATTCGTTCTGAATTTGATAAACCTGTTATTGTATCTAGTGGTTATCGCTCTGGAGAAGTTAATTTAGCCATTGGTAGTTCTTTAAAATCACAACATATAGAAGGAAAAGCCGCAGACATAGAGATACCTTCCATTAATAATAAAGATTTGGCTTGGTGGATTAGAAATAATTTAGAAGTAGATCAGCTTATATTAGAGTTCTATAAAGAGGGTGAACCTAACTCTGGTTGGGTTCATGTATCTTATAATGAGGGAGAGAATAGAAACCAATACCTTATTGCTTCTAAAAATAAAGATGGTAAAACACAATATAAACCTTGGTAAAATATTATGATTTGGTTCAGTTTACTTGGCACAGCATTTAAAGCTGGTGCTGAAATTTATAAAAATAAACAGGCAACAAAAATAGCTATATCAGAAGCTCAACTTCTTCATGCAGAAAAAATGAAACGAGGAGATATTGAATACTCTGGACAAATTATAAATAATCAAAAAGGGGACTTAAAGGATGAATTTGTTTTATTGGTACTTTCATCACCCATGTTTTTACTTGCCTACTCCGTTTTCGCAGAAGATGAAAAAATTGGTGCAAAACTTGATTTGTATTTTGAAAAGCTAAACAATATGCCATGGTGGATTACTGGACTTTGGATATCTGTGGTAGCTGCTATTTATGGTATAAAGGCTACAGATATAATAAATACTAAAAAAAAGTAATGCAATATTATTTGTTATTAAAAACTCATAATCACACTGGGTTAAATTATCTTTGTAAATTTTCAGAAGGGGTAAAAATAAAATCTCCATATAAATATAAAGGTTCAGGAAAATACTGGAAAAGACATTTAAAAAAACATACCAACAATGTTTCAACTAATATTTTTTATCAAGGAAAATCAGAACAGGAGCTTTCTGCCTGTGCTATATTTTGGTCTAATGTTTATGATGTTGTTAAAAATAAAAAGTTTGCAAATCTTATTCCTGAAAATGGTCTGACTGGTGGTGGAGTTAAGGGTAGAAAATTAAGCGAAGAACATAAAAGAAAAATATCTTTATATTTTAAAGGTAGAAAACATACAGAAGAAACTAAAGAAAAAATAAGACTTGGTAATCTAAATAATAAAAGACCTGATCTTGCAATAATCAATAAGTCAAGAATATGGACTAAAGAAATGAGGAATAAATTATCTTTTTATGCAAAAAATAGAGAGCCAATCAAAAGAAAACCACTATCTTTAGAGATTAAAGCAAAAATATCCATGTCTGTAAAACAATATTATTGCAATCTCAAGAAAAAGTAATGACTTTAAGCGATTTTAACCCAGGATCAATAAAGAATTATCAAGAAGAAAAGTATCTACTACACTTTCAATGGAACAATGGTACAGAAAAGATATATAGATATGCTTTAGTAGAAGTTATGAATGTTGGTGATATTGAGCCAAGATTAAAGCAAAAGAAAGACGAGTTAGGAATGTCTCAAGAAGAGATATGGAACAAGAAATATAATAAAAAATAATGTCAAAAGATATTTACAAATCCTTCAGTTCACAGTATTCAAAGAAAGTAAGTTTATTATCACAACAAGGATTAACTAATGGCAAGAAAAAATATTCACGGAATAGCAAAGCTAGAAAAGTCAAAGGTAGTAAGAAAAGGTAGACACTCCAAAGATCATAAGAAAAAGAAATTTGCTCGTGGTCAGGGGAAACCCTTATGAGAAAATTTTGTGGTTGCAAAAAGAAGTCTTGGTATAGTATAATACGCAACTTTATTTTAAGAAAGTTACTTACTTTTTTCAGTAGAATGGAAAACAAACTATGGCGTGAGCTGTTTGTGTTTAAATCTACTAAGCGATGTACTTGCAAAAGTATGGAAGAATTTAAAAGAAGTGTATCATCCCAATCTCCTAACTCAGATATGTTTAAATGAGAGAACGACTAAAAGATTTAATTGCTAAGAACTATGAACAAGGCAAAATAGAACATAGCAATAAACTTCTAAACAAAGCTAGAAAAGAAGTTGAGATTAATGGTCATGGTACTTCAGGCTATGTAATCAAACAAGGCTCACAAAAGGGTAGAGTGTTAAAGCATATTCAAATCAAGAGTAAGAACATATGAGTAGAAAAACTAACACAATGTTAATAGCACTTTTAGGAACTATATTAATGGGATTAGCTACATGGACATTGATTACATTGATAGAACTTTCAACGATTGTAGCTATGCTTAAAAGTGAGATGATGTCTTTAGATAAAGTTATTGGTAGGATATATGCTCATATGGATAGGTTAGCAGACAGATGATAAAAAATTTTAAAGACATAGTAATTTTATTAATTACAAGCGGTGTTCTAGTTTTATTAGGTACAATTATTATTGGAGATTATATTGTAGCACTAGAAGAGAATAGACCAGTAGATGAATCTGTCATTACATTAATGAAGATGTCAGTTACAGGATTGATTGGTGTTATTGGTGGCTACATTGGTGGAAGTAAATGATCTATATAAATAAGTTATTCAACATCATTAATAAACAAATAGAAAAAAATATGGATCATTGTAATCCATTTATGTATACTGGTTGGTAATATGGTTAAGAAGGCATTTCAAAACCCTAAAGGTGGTCTCAATCAAAAAGGTAGAGAACATTTTAAAAGAACAGAAGGATCTAATTTAAAAGCTCCTGTTAAGTCTGGCACGAACCCAAGAAGAGTTAGCTTCGCTGCAAGGTTTGGCGGAATGAAAGGTTCTTTATTAAATAAAAATGGAGATCCCACTAGATTAAAACTTGCTTTAAAAGCATGGGGGTTTGGCAGTAAAGAAGCTGCTAGGAATTTTGCTGAACGCCATAAGAAAAGTTAATGGCTAAGAAAAAACAAGCAAGGGAATTTATTGCAGGTAGGTGTGGCATTTGTAATCACGAACACATGGCATCTGATGGTGGGTGGATCATTAACGCAGAACAAAAATTATTTTGTCATAACTTTTGCTTTGACTTGTACCTACATAATAATAAGATAGGAAGATTGGCAGAACCCAAAAGGAACTATAAGTATATTAACAATAGGTTTTAAATCTTTATTGGGAATGTAATTTTAGATCCAGTCTATTGTTGGTTTCCCATTATAATTTACATCATAAATAAACCAACCAAAAGCCATTAATCCACCAGCTAATGTGTTGCTAGATTTTTTCTTAAATGGAACTCTGCGAGTAAATATTAAAACTTGTTCTAGTTTGTTCTGGTTAAATATTAACTGTCTTCTTTTAACTCCTTCCAAATAAGATATTTTAGATAGCATAATTACTTTACCCCTAGATAATTCAAATGCTTTTAATGTAAATTCAGTAGCTAAATTAAATGGTGGGTTTGTTACTATGTTGTCCTCTTTTTTTGTTGATGTTAAAAAATCTATTCCTGTTTCTCCATAACCCCTGTCAATTAAATCAGAAGAATAAACATTGTAACCATTTCTAATCATTACATTTGACATGGCACCATCTCCACAAGCACACTCCCAAATATCTCCTGTTAATTTAACTCTGTCTAATAGTTCTTGTGTAGCAGATTCAGGTGTTGGGTAAAAATCATTTTCTTCTCTGTTGTTATTTGCGTTGTGTCCAACATAAGCTAAAGCACTAGATTTTTTCATTACAAAGATTCTTTAATCGTATCGTAATCTTCCCAGATTCTTTTACCCTCTTGCCAAAGATGTTCCTTGTTATGTTTCATTCGTATGTGATGGATCATAGTTGTATGATCTCGCTTGCCAATAAACATAGATACATTATTCAAAGATAGATTCAGCACTTCTTTAATTAAATTAATAGCAACCGATCTTGCCTGGACAATAGGATGTATTCTTTTAATAGATATAAAATCTTCTAAAGAAACATTGTACATAGTAAGAGCTTTGCTTACAATTTCAT